TTTCCTCAAATCCAACGGTGAGGAGATTTACTACGGGTGGGGTGATTCGTGGACTGCATTCATAGGTGATGACCCAACGCTGCAGCTCCAGTTCACCAATGACGGCGGCGAGCTGTTGCGTCGGCAGCTAGATGGCTTGTCCCCAGCGTCGGTGGACGTCGCCGGCTCCATGGATGTCGCTCAGGCTGTTGTGAAGTCGGTGACCGGGAAGGTGGTTCACTTCCAGCCGTGAGGTCGGCGCTTGATCGGATACTTTCCAGACCTGGAGATGGCCGCTCACGTCACGTGGGGCGAGTGGGTGCGCGCAACGCGAAAAAGGCCCCGCCCAGCCGGGTGAGGGCTGAGCGGGGCGGAGTTCACTGACAGGACTCGCACTGGAGGTCGTCCATCGGGTCGACGGGCACGGCGTACCCGCCGACCGTGTCGTCCGGGTTCACGCCGCGAGAGGGACGTGCTTGGCGTAGGACGTGATGGTGGTGTCGGGGCCGAGCAGCCACGACAGGGCGGACCAGCGGGCGACGAGCGCTCGCGCGGTGGCGTAGTAGAGCGCCTGTGCGATACCGACCAAGATGACGACGAGACCGGTCTGAGTTTCTGCGTCGAGCTTGAAGCCGAGGTTCGCGAGCAGGAACAGGGCGACACCGATCACGGTCGGAATGGCGGTGCGCACGAACGACGCCCACAGATTGTCCACGCCGATGTAGTCCGGCTGCTTCGGGAACCCGAGGAACACGCCAACCCACGGCAGCTGCACCTCGAGGAGGCGCACCACGTAGTAGTAGGCGTTTTGGATCGCGGCGACGACGACCGCGATGATCGCGACCTGGAACTCGCCACGGAGGTCGATCTGGGTCTTCACGAACAGCCACGCGAGCAGCGCGCCGATCGCGTAGGGGACGTAGGTGCGGATGAAGCTGAGGATGCGATCGTTGGCGGTCATCGGGTTTCTCCTTGAGGGCTGGTGCTGCAGGTGTATGTGGGGGCGGTCGGGTCGAAGGGGTCGGTGCGGGTGCACACGCGGGTGAGTCCGGAGGTGCTCACCCAGGTCCAAGAGACAGGCGGCTCGCCTGGTGCGCCGTTCGCACCGTTCAAGCCGTCAGTGCCGTTCATGCCGTTGGCTCCGTCTTTACCGGGCGGCCCGACGACGGTCTGGCCATCGGCTCCGTCCTGCGCCACGCAGGGGCCTGAGGCTTGCTGAGAACTGCCGTTGCTGTAGGTGATCAGCCACGAGCCGGACGCCTGGCAAATCACGGCCGCGACGGAGGTGCCGTCCCGTCCGTTCGTGCCATTCGTTCCGGCCTTGCCCGGCACTCCGGCGTTGTCGGTGACCACCGACGCGGGCGGAGACACTGGCGTCTCGCCGATTGCCTTGACCTGATCGCGGGTCGCGTCGAGGTTGTGGCTGAGATCAGCGATCAGAGTCTGCTGGCGCGAGATGGTGCTCTGCTGCTTCTCTCCGGACCGCGAGAGGCTGTAGTTCACCGCGGCGCCGGCGATGACTGCGACCATCGCACCGAGAGTGATGATCAGCACACCGGCTGCTTGGAGCTTCGGGGGTACGCGGTGCGGCTTCACGGGCCCAATGAGGGCGTCGGGAGTGGGTGCTTGTTCGGTCATCGTGTGGTCCTACTCGTCGTAGAGGTCATCTGGCCATTGCTCCGGTTCTCCACCGAGGTCCTCGACTTGCCGCATGAGGCGACGGCAGAAGTTGATGAGTCGGAAGATCCGCTTGTTGAGCACGTCGTCGCGCTTCTGCCGTGCGCTCTGGCGCGAGATCAGCTGTGCGAGCCATACGCCCGATGCACCGATCAGCGCGACGAGCAGCGCGACAAGAGCGCCTGGAATCCAGTCGGGCATGCATGTCCCCCTAGGTGTTTGCCCTTGCGGGGAGTTGAACGGCAGATGTGTCTTACACCTGCGAGACTTGCGAAATGCCGAACCAGCGGAGACACCCGACAGCGACGTACTCGATCCCGCCCGAGCTTCGCGAGCGGCTGCGAGCGGACGCGGTGCGGCTAACCCCGCCGGGCGGGCGCGCGGTGTCCGAGGGGGAGGTGGTGAGGCGAATTCTGAGTGCCCATTACGGGGGTATAGACGAAGGTGTCTTACACCCTCTAGAGTGATTCTCATGAAGATCACGCGCGAGTCGTTCACCCCGAACCGCAAGCAGGCCGTCGCCCGCATCGGCATTGCCGTCGGGGTCGTGGCGGTGCTCGCGACCGGCGGATTCGCGCTCGGGAACGGAATCCAGACGGCCAACGCGGACCGCCAGGCGAAGACCGTCGCCGCAGCTGAGGCGAGCAAAGAACGAGCCGCGGAGGAACAGACGATGTTCGCAGCTGCCGAGGATGCCAAGAAGGCCGCCGACGACGCTGCCGAGGCGAGCTACCAGCAGTTCCTCGCCGACAAGGCTGCAGCCGAGGCGAAAGCTGCTGCCGAAGCCAAGGCTGCTGCCGACGCACAGGCGGCCGCAGAAGCTCAGGCCGCGGCGGACGCGAAAGCCGCAGCGGATGCCGCGGTGAAGGCGCCCGTCAAGCGCGCGAGCGGTGGCGGCGCGCCTGGTGCTTCCGGTTCACCGATCCCGTTCGTGTCAGATCCGAACGAAGCGGGCGGCGGCCACTACGACACCACCCAGTGCGCCAGCGGTTCCGGTTCGACCATCAACGGTGTCCCGACCTGCGACTAAGCCGCCTCGAGCACCTTGAGTCGAGCGTCCAGGCTCTGCACGACCGCGATCAACGGGATGGTCAGTCGCTCGTACGCGATGCCCTGCACGTTCCCCTCCAGGTCGTAGAAGACGTACTCACCCAGACCGATCGACTCGACGTACTCAGCGAGCGAGCCGAGCTCCACCGGTGCATCGTCGCCATACTCTTCCACAGCTGTGATGTACCGGAATCGAACGAGCGCCATCCGCAAGATGGCTTGCACCTCGTCGGAGAGATCAGCGGGGGCGATGTCCTGCTTGTAGACCACCGACGACACGTTCACGCCGGCGTCACCGTTCCCATCCCAGTAAGCGTTCGCATACCCGGAGAGCACGGTGTGGCTGCGCGCCCATGCACAGTTGGTCGGACCAAGAGTCGATGTGCCGCTGGCCGAGAATGACCCTGTGCTGACTCCGTTGGCCGAGACCGTGTTGCCGACAATCGCGCCCGAGGTGCTGAACCCGCCACCGCTGATGGTCCCCGTGGCGGTGATCGTCGTGCCCGCGGAGATCGCCCCGCCCGCTGTGATTGTCGTTCCCGCGGAGATGGAACCCGCCGAGTTCAGCGCACCAGAACCAACATTCAGCGAGCCGGTGCCTGCGATCGTCAGCGAACCGCCACCATTGATGAGCAGACCGCCAGCGCCGATCTGTGAGGCGGCGAGAGAACGAGCGGAAGCATTCTCATCGATCTGACGCTGCAGTTCCCTGAACCGCCGCGGAATCCAGTCTTGACCTGGAGGGAACTGATCGCCCGGGTTCGCCATGATGCTCCTACAGAGTTGATCCGGCGAGAACCGGTGTGACGATAGGGGTGTCGCTTACGGTGAGAGTCCAGCCGATGGCGCGCACGACACCGGCGAGACCGCCGGGGAATGCCGGGACTGTGTCCCTGCCATCGCCGTCAAGGCCGCCGATCTGGTACCCGATGTCATCGCCTGTGACCCAGTCCGCGCCGAGGCGCGGTGCGTCATTGGCGGCCGCGGAGAGACTGATCGTCTTGGTGCCACCCTTGATCTGGGCGAGCCTCGAGGTCGCATACGAATTCAGGGTCGACACTTCGGTGATCGACGTCGAGGGCGTCCACCGATATTCGAAACGAGGGCGTTCGGAATCGGTAACGGACTGCACCGCAGACTGCGGCTGGCTCGTGCCCTGACCGGAGGAGTAGGCCTTGACTACGGTGGCACCCTTGCCTGAACCAAAGTTGGCCTGGTACCGGAACTCGGTCACTGGGCCCGGCATCTCAAACGTCGCGGCGGCCGCGAGACCGGGCGTCACTGCTGTGCCGATACGATCCCCCACATAGAGCACGAATGTGTACCGCTCGGGTCCGGTCAGATGCTCGAGGCCAATGGTCCACTCCGGCCCACCGTCCACGCCTGCGAGGTCTTGGAGAATGGACAGCAGTGTCTTGTTGTCGGTGTCGAGGTAGGTGCGGTCACGCAGCTTCCCGACCCCACCGGAGGTGATCTGCACACGGATGGGGATGCCCGCGAGTGCCCCATTGGCCGCGTACTTGATCACCAAGTAGCTGACAATGCTGTTCTGCCCCACTTGCGAGAACGTCTCATCCCCGACGTAGACCTGATCGAGCCAGTACTCGAGGGTTGCGAGCGACATCACGATCTCGTCGCCAGCCGTACGAATGGCCTGCACGATATAGCCACCCCAAACGGGCACATCGTCCTGCAGGAGCACCATCGTGGTGGCGCCCTCCATTGTCGCCCGTTCCCAGTTTTCCGGGGCGGTGGGCAGAGGGAGAGCGGCGATGCAAGTCTGGTAGTCGCCCATCTGGGAGGCGACGGTGATGTCGCCACCGCCCTGGTCTGCCAGGTCGGGAAGGTCGGCGATCACCTCACCGGTGCGCATCTTCGTGGAAACCCACTCCAGGGTGGTCATCGTGCGGGTTACTTGCCGTCTTCGAGGCGCAGGTGCACGGCCACTTCGACGTCGAATGCGCGTTCGTTCGTGCCGGTCGAAACGACGTGGTAATGCTGGCTGAGCTCGGCGAACTCTTCCTTGTTGATGTACGTCACCCCACCGGCACCGCACAGGGCCGAGCGGGTGTTCGACTGGACGATGTAGCTGCCGCTGTTCTTGCGAACAACGTCGGCGATCTTCGCCAGGTCAGTGTCGTTGAGGGGCATGTCTTCCTCCGTGGGAATCGTTGAAGCAGCGGACGCTGCGGTGATGATCAGGTCGATATCGAAATGCCACGGCTCACGAACGGCGAACTTCAGCCCGGTGGGGCGGACACCGAAGCGGGGACCGTTCGCAGCCGCCCATTTCTGGCCGCTGCTGCCGTAGAACTGCACCAGCCCGCCGATGTCGACGGCGTTGCCGTGCAGGATCTCGTCATGGTTCGACGTGTACGGGCGGGCCGCGGTGATGCCGAGCTTCACCTGGTTGGCCCAGAAGTAGTCCTGCCGCGGGCGGGACCGGGCGCCCTCATTGATGAGCATTCGCAGCCCAGTGGCGACCCGGTACGCTTTCGCAAACGCGAGCAGGTTCGGCAGCGCACGGGAGTCGATGCGTTGCCGTTCGCCCGAGATCCCGGATGCGGCGGAAATGCCCTGAATGTAGTCAGTGGTGGGAATGTCAACCAACGTCATGGTCATGCCCCGATCGGGATGAACGCCTGCATGTGCAACTCATCGGTAGCGGTCCACGCGAACGGGATCGTCGGCGCGACGGAGGTCATCAGCCCAGACGCGGACGCGAGCGGGGCAAGCCGCAGGTTTCCACCAGCCGGGTAAACAAAGCCCGAGAAACGCCCTGTGGCCCCGGCGCTGGTGTCAATGAAGGTCGACGACCCCAGCGGGAGAACCGACGAAACAGTCCAAGAGGAGATCGCCACCGGGGGCGAGACTAGAACGTCACCGATCGATGCGGATGTCCCGAGCTTCCACCCAGCGCGGAGTTCCATCGTTCCGTTCATCACCCGCTGCTTCGAGTAGAGAACGGCACCACCAGTGCCCAACGTCAGGTTCGTGACCGTCAGTGTGACGTTCGTCCACCCCTGCTCCCACAGCACCCAGTTGGTGCCGTCGAACCGGTACAGACCGTTGTTCGTCGCAGTGGTGTCGGCGGTCACCTCGGCGTACTGGCCCAGATAACCGGTTACGACGCTTATGGCGTTGAAGGTATTTGCAGTGAGCGTGCCGCCAGCCGCGACGGAGTACGGCGCCACCCACGTGACAGTCGGGGATCCGCCGCCTGAAACGGGCACGTTGATGTTGGCGATGACGAACGACCGGGGCGGTACCGCTGCGATCACCAGAACACCACCGCTGTTTACGGTGCCGGCAAGGTAGTCGATCCTGATGCTGGGAGCGCCAACGGTTCCATCGCTCTCCGCTGCGTCGTTGATCTGTACGTAGACGGCATCCAGCCGCGGCGTACCGCCCGCTGCGGTGATCGCGCCTGTGACGTTCGCGTTGAACGCGAACGCGTATGGCCCGGAGATCGCCGCGGTTTCGAGGTCGATGATCCCTGCGAACGGGGTCACCGTGTAGAGAACCGACGACGTCGCCGCGACGGTGTTCGAAGGAGTTCCCGGGCGCACCCCCGACATAGCGCCGAGAGGTCGCGCCGCGGTTGCGCCAGCGAGGAACGGAGCTTGCGTGTTCCGCAGCATCCGCCCGGTATACGACGGCGCGTTAGAGACCGCATCCGCGGGCCAAACAATGCCAGTGCCAGCCATGGGTGTCTCCTACTTCGATGCGGGGGTAGCGGTAACGGTGAGCTTCGTGAGCGGGTTGTACCCAGAAGCGGTGAAAGCCCACGTGTTGGGGCCCGGGTCGAACCCGGACCATCCCCGTGACGTGATGTAGTTGCTGCGGCTTGCCTGGTCGTTCGCCATGGCCGTGCGCTTCTCCATGTCGACGGTCAGCCACTCGCCGGCAGCGAGCACGAGCGAGCTCGCGAACACCAGGGGAAGGGCGCTGCCGATATGGGTGATCTGCGGTCCGACGGCAGGCCCGTCGATGCGCAGCTTCACGGTGCCGACCTCGTTGCCAGGGTTGATGAGGGTGACCTGCCCGGACACCACTGTCGCGTTGATTGCGAAAGGCACGGAGAAGGGGACGGTCAGTCCTCCCGATGTCGACGGGAGGAAGGTGGACCCCGTGAGCGCGGCACCGAACTTTCGCGAGTCGAGCGAGACGACCTGAATGCTGTAGTTCGCCAGCAGGTTGGTGATCTTCGGCGTGAGGGTCTCGCCAGCCTTGCGGGCGGCCACCCATCGAGCGGTGCCCGACTCCGTCACCGTCATGATGAACGCCGCATTGGTGACTGCGGTGAGCAGCTGCTCGATCGCGAGGTTCAGCAGCGCGGGCGTCTTCGCTCGGATCGTTCCCGAGACGGTCATGCCGCGGGGCGTGTTGAACGAGTCACCGGCCCACGCGCCCTGCTGCCGTGGCTTCTGGATCGGGTTCAGGGTGGAGGCTGGTTCCCCCCACCCCGTGAACCCGTCCTGCTTGATGCGCCACATGGTTCCGTTGGCGTCGACCGTTCCCAGCACCACACCAGACCCGAGGGCGATGGTGGTGCTGCTGAGGTCCGCCATCAGCCGACCAGCAGTGCGAGTCGGCGGAACCCGTCATCGACGGCCTGATTGTCGCGGACAACTTCGTGGAAGTGGGGCGAGTAGCTGACCATCTTCGTCGTCCCTCCGCTCTGTGTCGTTGCCTGGCTGGGCGCATGCGAGGCGCCGACGGCGAACGTCTGGCCTGCGTTGATGGCCTTCAGTAGCTGCCGGTTGCGGTCGGCCTGGCCGAACTTGTTCGACGTGACCTCCTCGCCGTTGGCGAGCCGGTACAGCCCTGCAGCGTCGGAGAATGCCGTCCCGGGACCACGGACAGTGCCACCACCAGTTCCACCGTCGGCAAGAGCGCCGATGGTGCCGCCATTCGCGACACCCGGCCGTCCCGATCCGGATGCGGACCCGTTCAGGTCGGGGAGATCGGCGCGGACATTGATGCTCACCGAACGGGCGCGCACGTTCGCGATGAACGTGTCGACCTGCTGCAGCGCAAGCGCTGTGTCGACCTCGATCTTCGTCTTCGGTACCTCGGCGGGGATCTGGAACAGCTTGTCGATGTACTGCTGAACCTGATTGCGGTCCTCACCAACGGCGACAGCGTGCTCGACAATGTCGGCCTTCATCTGGATCAGCTTCTGCCGGGTGTCTTCCGACGACGCTCCCTGATCCCGGTACGCCTGCGCAGCCTGCTGAGCTGACTGGACAGACGAGATCAGTTCGCCACGGTTCGCGACAGCGGCCGCCGACATCCCCTCGAGAGAGGCTGTCGCGCGGTCGATGTCCTTACCGGTCTTGTCGATATGGGCACCCATGTTCGCCAGCTGCGAGTCGAACTGGTTCTGCGCCTGCTCTGCGCTGATCGTCTTCCCGTTGAGAAGATCCAGCGAGTTCTTGAGCAGTCCCGCCGCGTCGTTCTGCAGGTACATCAGCGCGGTGGTCTTCTCCGTCGCAGCGCCGGTGTCCTCCTGCGAGGTCTTCGCTGCGAGGTATGCGGCCACCGAGACGCCAGCCGCAGCAGCTTCCGCTTCGAGAGCGTCACGCTGAGCCTTGGTGGCGATGGTGGTGCCGCCGATGGCTTCCTGCTGCTGGTTGTAGACCGCGATCTGATCCTTCATCGCGGCGGACTGGGTGCCGATGACCTCGTTCAGTCGTCGGGCTTCCGCGGCGTGCTTCGCCGTGTCACCGGCCAACTGCTGGTTGTCGGCGCCGAGGTGGATGAACGTCTTGTGCGTGTCGTCGAAGGCCTTATTTGCCTCATCGGTGGCCGCCTTGACCTTCTTCTGGGCTTCGACGTTCCCGAGGGTCGCATCGACGACGGTCTTGCCAGACAGTCCGAGCTTCTTTGCGATCTCGAGCGCACCAGCATCCTGGAGGTTCTTCGCCGCCTGAGTGCGAGTAGCGAGCCCCAGAGCGCCGGCATCCTGGATGAGCGCCGCGGCGTACGAGTTCGATGCTGCGGTGTTCGCGTCAGTTGCGACGGATGCGATTGCCAGCACGGCGATGAGCGCACCAACTGCAGCGGCGATCCAGCCGATGGGGCCGGTTGCGAACGTCGTCGCGGCACCCACGGCACCCATCTGGAGGGCGACGGAGGACAGCATCGGGGCGATGAAGCCCCACGCCTTGAACGCGATGCTTCCCCAGACGACCGCCCCGATCAGGTTCGACAGGGTGTCGACAGGGATGCCGGAGATGGTGTCGGAGAGGACCGTGAGCACGGACAGGCCGACGGTGCCGAGCGGCGCGAGGGCTTCGAGGATGTGCATCACCGCGGTGGCGAGAGCGCCGAGGACACGCTCCACCTGGGGCAGAGCGGTGAGGGCGTAGGTGGCGAAGCTCTGCAGTCCGCCGTTGGACGTCCAGCGGTCGAACTTCTGGGTCAGGGATTCGAGGTACAGGCCTGTGCTGAGCAGCAGCGGTTCGAGCACGCGCGCACCGGTGATGGTGCCCGCGAAGAGGTTCGCTCCTGAGCGGCCGAGGAGAGTGGAGAACTCGGACGCCTGACGGTTGAGCATCGGCAGTGCGGAGGTGGTCTCGCGCACCACCTTGTTGAAGGAGGAGAGCATCGCGATCGCGGCGGTGCGCGACACCCCGTCGAAGACGTCCTTGAGGGTGCTGATCCCGTCGGCGTACGCCTTGCCGGTGGCGCTCCCGTCGGCCATCTCCTTCTTGATGCCGAAGATGGCGGCCACGCCTGCGACACCCATGAAGGTGAGAGACCCGGCGATGCCGATCGCACCAGCGGCGAGAGGGACGAGCATCGGGAGAAGGACCGCGACAGCGGTGGTGATCATGCCGATGCGTGAGGCGTTGGTGCTGTTCGCCTCCGTGGCCTTGATCGTGGCCTTCTGTGCCAGTTCCTGCGCGGCAGCCTCTTCGATGGCTGCGCGAGCGGCTTTCTCCTGCGCCGCAGCGAGAGCAGACTCAGCGATGGCCGCCTTCTCAGCGGCGGACTCGGAGCGCTTGATCGCCTCGGCGAGACTGAGCTCAGCAGCAGCCATTCCTGCAGCGGATCGGTTGCCCTTATCCCGGATCTCTTCGAAACGCATCTGCGCGACGATCGCTCGCTGAGTGGCGGACTCCGAAGTGGATACGGCGATGGCCAGACGGCGCTCTGCAGCGACCAAAGCATCCGTGCCAGCAGTGGATGCCGGGCGGCTCGCCGGGGCGCTGCTGACGCTGGTGGTGCTGACGTTGGAGTTCTCCGACAGGCCCGAGTACGCGGCGCGGAGGGTCTCGAGCTTCGCCAGGGCTTCGCTGATATTCGCGTCGACCTTGATCGTCGGAGTGAGCCGCCCAATCTCGGCGGCCTCCTCCTTCGTCATCTGGACATCGACCAACCACTGGTCGCGGTCCATCTTCAACTTGCCGACGATGGAACCTGCAGTGGTGGGGCCGGAGTCACTCATCGGGAACCTCCGGGGTCGTTGCTGCTGGCTCGGGGGCGAAGTAGCGGGCTATGGCGGTGTCGGATGCGAGAAGGCCGCGGAGGTGGACTTTGAACCACCGCCACGACTTCACATGCCAGACGGACTCCAGGTCGATGCCGATCGTCTGGAAGGAGAACTCGAGCAGGTTCCACTGCTCGAAGATCGCGTCCAAGGTGATCAGCGACCCGGTGCCAGGGGTTAGATCTTTCGGGAGGTCGTAGCCTTCGTAGAGGCCCGTGGCGGGGTCTTTTTCGCCCCAGCCGTACTGTTCGATCGCCGCGAGGCCCGATTCCCCTGCGCCGCCGCCTTCTCGTGGAGATAGGCGGCGATCTTGTTTGGGTCTGCCCCCGCTTCCCAGGTGGCTTCGGCGAAGTCGCGGCCGTACTGGTGGTCGGCGAGGACGGTGAGGCCTACGCGGGTGGCCGCTTCGAGCGGGACGCCGTCTTCGACCATCTGGTCCCACAGCGGGCCGAGGAGCATCTTCCAGAGCTCCACGCCTTGCTGCTTCGCAGCGGCCTTGTCCTTGCCGGAGATGATTCCGGCGAGGGCGATACCTGCCGGGATGGACAGCGGGGGCACGGTGTAGGTCTTCCCCATGATCGGGAAGGAGAGAGGCGCTTCGGCGAACGCCGAGTAGTCGCGTAGTTCGGTCATGAGGGGACCTTTCTGCTGGGGATGAACCGGGCGGCACGCATCCCCACACGTGCCGCCCGGGGCTTGTTACGCGCCGCGGGTGTAGGCGAGCGGCGTGGCGTCGGGGCCGACGCTGTTCGTGACCGTGATCGTCGTGGCGCCGGCGGAACCGGTGGGCATGACGGCGACGATGAGGTTGTCGGAGATGACGACCCAGCTGGTCGCGTTCGTCGCGCCGAACTTCACGCCGGTGGTCGGGATAGTGCTGGTGAAGCCGGAGCCGCTGATGCTGACCTGGCCGCCGACGGCGACACCCGACGGGGTGGCCGCGGTGACGTCGGGGACGACGGTCGCAGTGCCGGGATTGGTGATCGGGGAGAGCACACCATCACCGGTGAGAGTCACGGTCACCTCGTCGAGGTCAGCGACGCCGGTCTTCGACGGCACCCAGCCGACGATCGCGCGACCCGAGTACGCCTCGGGTGCACCGTTGCGGTCGTACCAGCGGACGTAGACGCGGGCGTTCTCGCCGAATCCCAGCTGCTGGCCGCGGACGAGCTCCTGGCCGGCGTCGAAGACACCAGCGGTCGTCTTGCGGAGGGCCTTGATGGTGAGAACCCACGACTGCATGGTCTTCTCGAATGCGTTCCAGCCGTCGGAGTCGTAGTCGTCGGCGGCCTGCAGGTTCGGGGTGATCGGCGGGTTCAGGTCGTTGATGCCGCGGAAGGGCAGCCACGTGGTCCCGTTGAGGGACACGTCGACCTTGAATCGGCGGGCGAGTGCGGTGGGCATTGTTGCCTCCTATAGGCGTTGGGGCAGGGTGTTGAGCCCCATGCCGTGGCGGCTTGGGGTGGGTCGCTGGCGGGATGTCAGCGGTTCGTGGAGGGGATGGTTACCAGGAGCCCTGAGCAGGGCGGTTGGTGGTGGAGGGGAAGTCGACGTCGAGGTAGTACTGGTCGACGCGCTCCCACCGCTTCGAGTCGTCCATGCCCATCGGGGTGGAGACTCGGCGGTTCATCTGGATGACGGTCACACTGCGGAGGGTCAGGTAGGTGGTGCCGTGGAGGAGGTCGAAGATCGGGTCGAGGAGGTCGTCGACATCGCGGGGTTTGTTCGGCAGCCCGCGACCGCGCACCTGCACCATCACTTGCCCGAGCGGCATCGTGACGTCGTCGCCTTGGTAGACGGCGGTGAGGGTGATGACCCGGTCGGGGGCGGCGGGCATGATCTTCTCGAAGATGCCGGTCTGGTTGGCCTGGTACACACCGTTCGGGTTGAACGTGGCGAGGCCTGCGGCGAAGATGATCCCGGCGATGCCGTCGACCAGATCGCCGGTGGTGCTCAAAATTCCTCCCCGAGCGTGTCGGCCATGATCTTGATGACCTTGTCGGCTTCGGTGATCATCGGCTGCTCGAGGTAGAGGGCTTGCCCGTGCTCGTGCTTGAAGTCGAGGCTGTAGTGCTGGTTGCGGGCGTACGGGCCCGGGTAGGTGAGCTCGGCGACGAGCCCCTTGACCGTGACGGATGCGGACCCGACGAGATGCCCGGACTGGATGGGCGTGAGGGGCGCTGCGACACCGCGCACGTGCTCCATCCCGCGGGCGAGCGCAATGGTGGTGGCGGCGATGAGGCGATCTTCCAGACCGTCGAGTGCGTCGTCGAAGGACTGATCAGCCATGACTCCTCCTAGGTGAGGTTGACCGCGAGATGGTCGGGGAGGTCGAGGTCGCCTGATTCGTTCAGGTTCGCTTTGATCACCCGGGACTGGTTGCCGCGGACGGTGACGCGTGAGTTGGGGACGAACAGTGCGGCCGCGGTGGGGAACGTGTACAGGGTCGACTCGGACACCATCTGCTCACCGGTGCTGGAGCGCACGAGGTGGCGGGTGTCGTCGAGGAAACAGCCCGAGTCTGTGTCGGGGGAGAGCGTCACCGGCGGGTCGAAGAGGTCTTCGCCGTACCCGGAGGTGCCGAGGAACTTCTCAACGATCGCGGTGTGGACGTAGAAGTCGGAGATGTCATCGGCGCTCACAGTGCGTACGGCCCATCGCCGAGGAGGTTCGCCAGACGTAGCCGGCGGATGGCTTCGGGCACGAGGGCGGCGGATGCGCCTGCCTGGGATGCGGCGGCAGCCTCGGCACCGATGACGGTGACCGATGCGGAGCCGATCTTCTTCGACCCCTTCACCGTGGCGGTGATGATGCCGCCGGTGAGCGGGTTGTAGCCGATCGCGGCCCATGTGGCGGCCTGGATGCAGGTCGCTTCTTTCAGGGCGGTGATGATGATGGGGTCGGTGGCGAGCCCGGTCGCAGTGTCGACCGCGTAGTAGGCGGTCTCCGTGGCGTCGAGCACCAGGGTGGTTGCGGAGCGGAGTAGCGCGGTCGCGTTGGCGGGTGCGGTGTTCTCCGTCCAGGTGGCGAGATCCTGAGGGGTCGCGAGAGCGGTCGGGATGACGTGCGGGCCGAACATGCTCATCGCACTCTCCTCGCGTGGTGCGGTGGGCCGCTACGTGTGCAGCGGCCCACCTGGGTGTTACTCGGCGGCGGACTGGCCCTTGGCGGCTTCGGCGGCTTTCGCTTCCTCGGCAGCCTTGGCTTCGGCAGCAGCTTTCGCCTCTGCCTCTTCCTTGGCCTTGACGAGTTCCTCGGGTGCCGGAACGCCCTCGGGAGGAGTGTTGATCGGCTCGGTGGCTTTCGCCCCGAACCGTTCGATCAGGTCGTCCTTCGTGAGCGCCTCGGCATCGTCAGCATCCATGCCCTGGGCGACAGCCCAGCCGACCCATTCGAGCTTCTTCGCGTTGAGCGCGGGGCGCTCGGTCGGAAGGGTGACGATGTTCGGGTCGGTTTCGCCTTCGACGTACGGGTCGCCTTTCGCGTTCGCGACGCGGGTGAGGTAGCCCTTGATGAGGCGGGTCTCGATGTCCTCGTGGAGGGGGAGGTCCAGCTTGAAGACTGAACCTCCCTCGCCGCGGATGAAGACGTGAGGGGCTTCCTGCGGGATGTCTTCGTTGTCGGTCATGCCGAGTACCGACCATCGATGGTGAACGCGGTGACGGTCATGATGACCGACGTCTCGATCGCGTACGACCCGTCGGGCTGGCCGACACGAGCGGACTCGAACGGGCCAAGCCACTGCGTGGCACCGGTCGCGATGCTCGCAATGACCGCACCCTGCCCGGAGGCGATGGCGGACGGCTGCGAACCAGCGAGGACGGACACGGTTCCGGTGCCGCCCGACGCGTTGGAGACGCGAAGGAGAACGACCTTGGAGCCGGGGTAGGGCAGGGTGAAGCCGTTACCGGCTCCGGCGACCGACGCAGTGCCTGCGGGGTCTGCCACGCCGGCCTGGACGGGCGACGTGGGGTTGAGGGTGACGCGTGCCATGAGAGGTTCCCTTCCTAGGCAGTGACGGTGACGAGTGCACTCGCCAGCGAGTCGGGGCGGACGTTCTTGGCGCCGTAGAGCAGGAGGCCCTTGACGGCGTCGGAGAACGACGACTGGGGCCGGTAGGCCTCGGTCTTGTTGATCTGCTCCGCGAAGGTGATCGCGCGGTTGTTGCCAGCGATCGTCGCGAACTCGTTGCCCGTGGTGTTCGGGGCGTTGTTGCTGAGCAGGATGTCGAACCCGGCGGCACGACCGACCATGCCGTTGCGGAGGCCCTCGGACGTTCCCGCCTCGTTGACCTTCACGAAGCGCGGGTCGCGGAGCATCACACCGTGGAGGTCGGGGGTGATGACGACGGAACGGCCCTGGGTGGACACGTTCGCCTTGTCGAGGCGGACCTTGAGCGGCACGAGCACGTTGTCGTACGCCTGCGTCGGGGTTGCCGCGGAGACGCTGATCGAGCCGAGCTGGTTCGCCGACTGGATCGACGTGTAGAAGCTCGACAGGTACTGGTCGACAACGTCGGCGAAGCCGAATGCGGCCTCGTCTTTCAGCTGCTCCATGATGCCGCCGAGCGCCTGGCGCTTGTCGACGTCGTCGATCTGGAAGGAGAAGTACTTCGCCTGGTCGACGACGAGGGTGCGCTGCGAGTCGGCGACGGTCTCGGGGGAGATGTTGGTCACACCCGGGACGTAGTTGCCGATCGTGGGGCGACCCACGGAGGTGATGCGGACGGTGTCGCCCGCCTCGGCGATCTCTCCCTCGTAGTCACGGTTGATGAACGCCGTGTAGACGAGGGCCTTGCGCAGGGCGACGAGGAGCAGGGGGCTCCAGATCTCCGGCTTGAACTTGTTGAACGCCATGGTGGCGTCTCCTTTCGGTTGTTAGCCGAGCAGGTGCTTGAGCTTTCCCTCGCGGTAGGCCTTGTCGATCTGCTCGGGCGTCATCTGCGCGAGTTGCGCTTCGGTGATTTGGCCTGTTTCTCCGGTCCCGCCGGAGGTGTCGACCGAACTCGCGCCAGCCGCCCGGGCTGCCTTGAGTGATGCGTCGGCGGCCACTGCAGCGTCGATAGCTGCCTTGATCGCCGGGCCATCAGAGGGATCGATTCCCTTGATGGAAGTCAGGAATTTGGTGGAGTCGAGCAGCTTGTCGGGGTTGGCGATGTTGCCTGCTGCCTTGTACACGGCGAGCTCGCGTGCGGACTGCAGCGCGGTCTCCTGTGCGGCGGTGAGGAGCGCTGCGGGGTCCTTCTCCTCGGGGGCGAGACCGGCGGCCTTGAGGATGGCCTTGTTGCGCTCTTCGAGTGCCCGAGCAGCCACGCGCTGGTCGCCCTCGCCTTTGCGGGCGTCGGTGATGATCTTCTGTGCCCATGCAGGCAGGTCCGCGACGTTCTCGCCTACGGGGCGAGTGGGCTCGGCAGGCGCTGCGGGCGGCGTGGCTGGCTCTGCGGGCGTGGCAGGTGCCGCTGGTGCCGCGGGCTCTGCCGGGTTGGTGGGCTCTACTGGTGCGATGGGGTCAGGCATGGTTGTTCTCCTTGTGGACGCCAGGTCCGTTGAGGGGTGGGGATTACCCGCGCCAGGCGGGACTTCGATGCAGAGAAGCGGGAGCTGATGACCAGCGGTCATTGCCCCCGCTCTCGCGGACAACGCTCAGCGCCGCTATATGCGCTGCTCGTCGTGTCTCTGGGGCTTAGCCCGGGAAGGTGCTGCTGGGCTGGCCGAGCGCTCCGTAGCTGCTCGCCCGCGGCGCGCTCGTTACTGGCCATGTGAACCGGCGCGGCTGCGACTCGGCGTTCTTATCCGCGACGGCCACGGAGGTCACCCAGAGGGTGTCATTCCCATCGAGGAACACCTGCCCGTTGACGGAACTCTCGGGGGTCGAGCCCCACGCCTTCACGATCAGCATCGGGAAGACATCACCCGCATGCGCCTGGTTGCCGGTGTGGATCTGGAAGCCGGTGGGCTTCACCGCGACCCGCTCGGGGTTGTACGGGTTCTGCCGGTAGTTGATGGCGTCCTCGCGGCGACGGTTGACCGCCTTCGCGTCTTCCTCTGAGAGGCAGTACTGGACGATGCGGCCGGGGGTGGGAATCTGAGACATAACTGCTCCAAAGGGGTTGATGCGGAGGTGGTCACCGCGGCGATGGCGCCGAGGCGTGATCAGTTACCTGATCGGGGTGGGGAGTTTGATGCGCGGGTCAGTGAGGTCGATCTGTTCACGCCGTGACTGACGGTTCAGACCAGTCGCTGCGACGAACTCACGCACCCGCTTCTGCGCTTTCCGCACATCGGCCAGGGCTGCCTTGCGGGCTTCCGGGTCGATCGCATATTCGAGGGCACGTTTCGCCTTCCGAACTTCGAGCTCGAGGCGGCGTTGCTTCTGCGTGAGCTGGTACGCGTCGTTCATCTCCGGTGTCCACGTCTGCGGTTCACCGAGGACAGTCACACCGGCGAACACGGGGATGAGCACGTGTTTGCAGTTGGGGTGGAACAGGCCGGCGGCGGTCGCCTGCGCGATCGTCCCGTCGACATGCATGACCGGGTTAGCGATCACCCCATCGGTAAGTACTCGGTGCTGCCAGGGGAAGCACAGCGGGCACGGATGCCCATCGTCAGGGACTGAGAAGTAGTGCACCCCCATCGCGTGCATCCGCGCGAGATGGGAGGCGTTATATGCCCGAGTGGCGGCGGTCCTGACGGCCATCTCTACGTAGGAGGACAGCGCCCAGTCACGACCGGACTTGTCGGTGAACCCGGTCACCCCGGAGGCGGTGAACACCCTCCACGCCATGGCCTGAGCTTGCGCAGGGGTCACACCGTTGGCGAGCGCCTGGTAGATCCCACCGTGCGGGGCGATGAACTTGTACACGTCATCAGGGAGGCGGGTGATGCGGAACCGCACATCAGCGAGCTCCGACTCGATGTCGGCCCGGATCGCGTTCGCGGACCGTTCCCCGTGCGGCATGGAGAAGTCGAAGAAGTCATCCTCGCTGGCGTCGAGCGCCTTCCCGATCGGTGGGGGCGGTGTGCCGCCACCCGTCGGGGCTATGTCCGCGCCGGGGATGATCGGTCGGTGTGCGGCGGGCACTCGCTCGAGCGCTTTCCCGACAGCCTCGAGCGCATCCTTCGCGCCTTCATCCACTGCGGCGGTGATCATCTTCGCCGCGAGCGGGTTGGACGAGTAGATGAGCCGTGCTGAGACCTGCCGTGCGAGACGACGGATCTGCGGCATGGCCGCCTGCAGCCCCTCCAACGTGGCGGGGGTGCGTTGGAGGATGCGGGTGATACCGGCGAGCAGTTGACGTTCCGCGAGGGCGTACAGGGCCACGAGTGTGGCCGCATACTTGGCGGAGTCAGGCTGCTGCGGCTCCGTCATCGTCACTCTCCGGGTCGTCGAACGGGTTCATCGCAGGGTCAGGGAGCGCGTGAGCGAACTCTTCCTTGATGCGCAGCACCTCGGTGTTCTTCTGGTCCTCATCCCAGTCAGGGTGGAGGATCTCGACACGCTCTTCGACAGATGCCGACTCGGATACGAACAGTGACTGGACGTACTGGCCGAGCTTCACCTGCGACTCCTGCACCCCGTCGGAGAACTCGACCGTCAACTCGGTGACGACGTTGGTCCCGGAGAAGAACTGGTTGTCGACGAGGAGCAGCTTGGTCAGGTGCTCGACGAGTGCCGGGTTCCATTCGCGGATCTTCCGCGACCGGGTCATCAGGGAGCGCCGTTCCTTCGACTCGATCTCCGTCGCCGTCTTGTCGCCGCCACCTTCAGGGTTCACACCGAAGGTCTGCACCGAGTAGCCGGCCATCTGCAGGATCTGCTCGATGATCGTGTCGGCGGTGGCCTTGTACTGGTCGGGGTCGAACGTCGGCTGCAGCACCTGCACCCGGTCAGCGAGCGACGGTGAGGCGGACGGTCCCGAGCCGAGGCTCGCGTCCGTGTTGACGTACGTCTCCTGGTCGAGGTTCACCACCGTGCCCTTGCCAGGCCCAGCCGATTTGACGAGGTCTTTCGACATCATCACGCGGGCTCGAGCAGCACGACG